TCCTTGCAAAATTGACCATAGGGTGCAAATCCTGTTGGCCTATCCACCATGAGCCGTCGCTACGCTGGCAATTTGGTCGACGTGCCACGCTTATCGGAATCCATCCACACACGTAGTAACGCGGCATAGAGCCTGTTACCAGTATGGCAATATCTGTGGCTCTGTCATGATCGCGTAATATCAATGAGCCGTCACGCCATTTAGTCCATTTGACCTCAAGATTAGTGCCGACGTCGGCTTTATCCTTGTACCCATTAAGGTTGACGGCCTTATTAAAGTATTTGGCTACGGCTACTTCCGCTCCTAAGCTTTCGCTTTGTTGAGCTACAAATGCAGGAAAGTTAAGATTTTCGCGGTCTGTCTGATAGTTGCGCTTAGTCCATGTGCCTTCCCATTGGCCTCGATATTCAATAGCCCTTTCAAGGCCTTTAGCCGTGATAGCTACCTGCATATCGTTGTCAAGGTCTACGCGGATCATAGGTCGTGCGCCATCTCGCATCGTCGACATAGAAACGTTACTTTGCCATCGCTACGATCGTATTCGTTGACTTGTGTTTCTGTGTCGCATAATGAACAGTTGTCGTACCCGCCATAGCCGCTGAATGAGTATGTGTATATCATTTGCAGGTCTCACATAACCATAAAAGGATTTCACCCTGATTGGTGACAAACCGGCCATGAACTTTGTCTTGCCATGTTTGGCATTTGTCGCATAAATCTTTTTCTAGCTTTTCTAATGTTTTTGAGCCGTCTTGGCCAAATATGATAACTTCGCCGTTAGGCTTTTCGATGTATAGGTATCCCATTAGATTTTGTCCTGAAATGTGCCATCTGGGTTTTGTACGTACCACATTGGCGGGCATTGCTCGGCTTTTGATTTTGCCGGACATACATGACCTTTATAGTCTTTGCCAGTCTTAGGCGATTTGCCTTCCTTTAATAGCCTGTGGCCGTGTTTGCAGATAGGTGCTTCACTCTGAATCTGACCGCCTAATTGGTCGGCTATCTGTTCGACCGCGCTTTTAGCCGTCTCGAATCCTTCTTCCCAGATTGGCTTAGACCACGGATCTTCTTCAATAAATGCCTTTGGCAATTCCTCAACTTGCTCCATGTTTTCGCGGCTAGGTTTGGTCTCTGTGCCTAATACGACTGATGCGCAACGGCCAATTGCTGAGCTGACGGTATCTTCTACATACCAGCGCTTCATTTGTACGTTATATGCCCCGACCATCCCATGCGCATAGTCGACCGCTGCAGGCTTTTCATCCTCATAACGGCGGTAAATACGGCACTCGATAAGAATAAAGCCCTTTTCTGGCGACCAGTCAATTATCGATGTTTCAATGCGGTTAGTTGGGTATGTGGCATGTAGCCGTTGTACTTTTTGATTTACGGTCTCGTAACCGTCTAGGAAGCCGGCCATGTTATTTAGCCGCCTTTGCCATGCGCTCTAGCTTACGTGCCTGAATACGGCCAATGATGATGCCGTGTTTATGGCCTTGTGAATAGCCCCATGCATAAGCGATTGAAGCCAATATGATCATGTAGACCAATATTTGAATTTGTAGTGTTTGTGTCATTTTTTGCTCCCGTGGAAGCTACTGTGTTTCGCTCCCAGACTTAGCATGAAGCATGACTACGACAAGGTCAAGAATCGGGCGTAAGTTTCGGCGTGTCGTCTGGCAATTGCGGTTTATCTTTTAGGCCATTTGATGCCAATACTGAGCCAAGCGCACCGGTAAGAAATACGGTCAAGGTAGTTAGCAAATCAATAAATGCTTTGTCGTTCGGAGCTTGAGCGCCTAAAGGCTGGGTGACAAATATGAGCGCATAGAGCATCCCGCCTACGCTCATGGCAAATACCAAACCCAAGCAAACGCCAATAAAAACGATTAATCGCGCCTTAAGTTGTTCATTGGTATATCTACGGTTTTGACGCGTCATTTGGATTCCCCCCAAATATGTCTATTGTGCAGACCCCTTGAGCCTTGCATTGAGGTACGTTGCACTCTGGCGCCTGCCAGTTTTCGTATAGCTGGCACTTATATCGCGTCCACCCCTGATATTGCCCGCAACCAGTTAGCCCCAGCAAAAGGAATAAAACTAGGGCTAACCGGCTTGAGCTTTGGATCACTTCCCCTTGATGCCAAACGTAGCGTCATTAGGATTTAGCCAACGCAAAATGACTGGCAAAACCGCTGCTAAACCTGCTCCTGCAATTGCTTTTGGGTCTGTCACACCGGCCATGTATACGGCGATAGCGGCCGCTGCAAATGAGCGACCCCATGATGCGGCCATTGGTTTTAATTGGTTCATTTTTTGCCCTTCTTTGCCTTGACGTTAGGTAGTTCTACAATAGGCATGTCGCCCTTGTATGGTACATATTTAGGTCGGCCAAAACCCACAACCTCTTTGCCAACTGTGCGATGCTTAACCATGACCATACCGCCATTGCGTTGGTCTCCTGAGCCGGATGTATTGCCCTCAATGGTGGTGACGGTTTTGCCATCGATTGCAACCACAATGCCGACATGACTAATGCGATCAACGCCGTCATGCGGAAAGTCCATAAATGCTAAATCGCCAATTACAGGCTCACTAAAAAATCGTGAGGTTTCCTTAAACTTATGCGCTCCTAGCGCCGTACTGACGACACTATGCACCTTTACACCGGCTTGTGCCAATACCCAATTACAAAATGAACCACACCACGGCAGGCCATCGGCCTTCATAAATTTGCCGTATTTGGTTAGGTTTTCTTTTTGCTCAATTGTGCCAACCTCAGCTAGTGCAATGCTAATAGCAAAGGCTGACGTGCCTTGTGGGTAAGTCATGATAAAAGAAGCCGCGCTTCTTCTTCTGATAAACCTAGACGCGCAATTAGTCCGGCTTTGGCCTCATTGCGTAGTGCTGCGCTTGTAATTTCATCGGCTTTAATTGCTTCAATATCCGCACGATCTGATTCTAGTTTTGCAATTTCTTGAGCCGTCATTTCACGAATTTCATCGTTAATCTGGATTATAGGATTAGTCATTTTTTTCCTTAGCTATTCTGATAACCGTAAACACGGATTGTGCCGCCTGTAAGAGTGCCACCGCCTGTTGTCAGCGTAAAAGCCGTGTAGCTTGTAGTGTTGTCTAATAAACCTTGATAAAGATTTATTTCGCCTGTAGTTTGGGATGAGGATTGATACGCCGTTGGCTTAGATAAATATGGTTGCTGAATTTCAATTTTAGTTGTCACGTTGCCCGCGTTATATGTAGTGGCTCTAAATGAGCTTGTATTGCTTGCACTTGCCATAGCAGCTGAACCACCACCAGGGAAGAAGCGACCAGCCGCCCAATAATATCCTGTGCTAGTAGCTCCAAAAGTTAAATTTAAATCTTGAGTAGTTGAGGCAGCGCCACCAGCAATTGTAATAATGTAATTGTCATAAGTTGCACTAAACGCATCTGTGACAGTAACGCTAGAAACTGTTGTGCCGATAGTTTGTGATTTCACTAATGTCAACGCTCCGGTAGATGCAGCAGCCCATTTTAGACCAGTTGCCTCAGCTGAGTCGGCGGTCAATACTGTGCCATTTGCACCAACGGCTAGACGGCTAAATGTGTCCGCGCCTGTGCCGCCAATGAGATCACCTTTAGCATCGATAGCCGTTGCCATTGAATTAGTTACGGTGACTGTGCCTGATGTGCCACCGCCTGAGATACCAGTACCGGCCGTAACGCCAGTAATGTCACCCGCTGCATCTGTAACCCATGTAAAGTCCATGTCGGTATTTGATGCCTTTGATAGCACTTGACCAGTAGTGCCACCTTTTAAATCGACTAATGATGCGTCAATTGAGTCACCTAATAATTCAATTGCGGTTGCGCCATCTTTGACCAAATCGGTCGACGTTGGCACAGACCAGCCAAAATTCGGGGTTGTGGTTGCCATCTATGCTACTACTCCTATCGCGTTGAGCCATGTCAGCGTCGGGCTTAGAGTATTCCATGCCTCAGCTGGGTTGACTGATTCCCATTTTACCGCTACCTGACTAAAATTGACCGGTGACGCGTTAAAAGTTATGGTCAAATTATTGAGGCTGGCTCTAAATGTCCACCCCTCTATGTATCCCTCAAATGACCCTTGACTGATGTTGGGCGGTAGATTTTGTATCCATACCGGCTGACCGACAAATACGTTAATGAGGGCGTCACGATCTGCGTCGTCTATCTCTGGGTTTCCTAGCTCAAATGTGATGCTTTGAAATTTAGGGTACGGCTCAGCGCGTAGGGCAATAACTCTGTCGGCATATAGCTCAGCATCGGCGGTATCTTTAATACGCGATAAAAACGACTCAGCATAAACGCCGTAGTCGACCTGACTTTGCAAATCCTCAGCCGTGTAAATCTGGTTTCCACTTGTGCCATAGGTAATAGCAAATTTATTGCGTAGGTCGCCTGCACGTGTAGTGACGGCCAGCCCTACGCCGTTTGCATGATTAGCGTCAAGGGTCGTGTAACCGTTGGCAGCTAAATAATCTTGCCGGTGAGTACTGTCTGCATAGCCGATATTTCCGTTGGCATCTTCATAAAGTAGGCCAAGCGCGCTAGTGGCAATAGCGCTGCAAAGACTGTAAAGGTCGGTTTCATTGGAGCTTCTGGCAATCATGAGGAAATCGCCCGGCCTGTCTATTTCGCCCAGACCCAAATTCAACGCATTTGCCCATGTAGTCGTCGGGTTAAAAGTTGCCCATGTTTGCGCTGCCGGTACGTCTTGCCATTCACCCAATAAGTAATTATCTAAAAGGCTATAGATTTGGTCGCCGTCTTGATCTGACGATAAAACGCCTGCATCGATAATCTTAGTTAGCTTAGACAATGCTCCTAGCGCCGTAATCTGCACAATCGTTGTATAGCCTAAATTTCCTGTGCGATTTACGGCGGTTGTGAAGTCTGTAATGTAGCCGCCATAAATAGGCACATAAACGCCAAGCGTATTTGTGACCTCGATGGTAATGCCTGTACCAACGGTAAAGTCATAGGCAGAATTATCAAAGTTTAATAATTGCACCTGACAATAGCCTGCTACAGGCTGGGAATTAATATCTGTCCGCCCGCTAGTAATGACAAGGTTTGCAACCGTTACGTCGGTTATCTCTTGAGCGTTTACCAATACGCGATAGATGGGTGTATATGCGGTCATTATGCCAGTGCCAGACTACCCAATGTGCCTCTAGCCTGTGAGTCGTTAAGTACGCTTACGATCTGGCGCGCGGTCGATTCGCTATCTATAGCGCCATTGACCGTGACTTGATTGACGTATTGCACACGTGGTTGCACCATGCCTGTTGGCATTGATGGCATAAAAGGTGACGTCGTTGACGCTGATGGGGCTGGCGCACTCGACGCGGTTGACTCAAATGAGGAATTGCTAAAGATACCGCCAATGCCTCGACCAATTGCCTTACTTAATTCTATGACTCTTTCAAACCCTCGAATTAGAGCGCCTACAGTTTCTATGACCCCAGAAATCACAATGCCTATGCCTTGAATAGCAATTTTTAGCGCACCGCCAAAAAACGGCGCTACATAATCTTTGAGGAAATTAAATAGCAGAATAAATTCTTCTTTATTATTCATGACGGCATTTTTAATGTTATTGAAGGCTGATTTAATACCGTCAAAGATAGGAATAAAGACACGCTTAGCCGCATCCGCGTACAAATCAAATGCGCTTTTTAGGCCGTCTGTACCGCCAATGCCATTGATAAAACTTGATAGCGCCGGCATGACTTTATTGACAATAGTTTCCACAATAGGCGTAATGGCTTGCAAAATGAATACGCCGACAGTTTCTTTAGCTTCGTCAAACGCTATTTGTAGGCGCACCATTTGGCCTGCAAATGTGTCAGCCTTAGCCGCTGCCTGACCTTCAAAAGTGTCAGCTAATCGAGCGGTTATCTGATCTAGCGACATGGTTTTTAGCTCGGCCGATGATAGGCCAATGCCTAACTTTGCCAATGATGCGGTGTTGCCCTCGGCGGCCTTTGCCATCGCATTTGTGACGGCTTCTAGACTTTTACCGCTACCGGCGGCAACGTCGATGGCTATGGTCTGTAGCTCCTGCGCCTTTTGTAAATCACCGGTGGCTCTAGACAACCGCTCTATGCTCGGCCTCAAATCGTTATCGGTCACGCCAAACGCTAAAGATGTTTTGGTGATGTAATCCTCAGTAGCCGCTATCTGGGCTTCTGTAGCCCCTGTGACGTTTTTAAGGGTAATGGCTAACTTAGTTTGCGCGGCTGCATCTTCAATGGCTGATTTGACGCCATCGATGGCCAATTTGCCTGCGTAGGCCACGGCCGCTGCGCCGGCGGCTGCAAACGCTAAACCAGCCTTTTTGCCAAAGTCTGTGACTTTATCGCCAAAGCCTTTAACGTCATTGTCTGCGCCTTTTAGATTTTTTGTAAAGTTATCAACGTCAGCAAGAAGCTTGAGCGTTAACGACCGTGTGCCTGTAGCCATTAGCCCCACTCCTTTAGTATCTTGCTAAATGATGCCGTCCAACGCTCGATAATTTGAGGTTGAATTTTACGCAATGTCGGATAGACAAAGTAACCGCGCGATCCTCTACCTTCACGACCTGACCAAACAGGAAATTGCTTGTATTTGTTCGAGCCAAATTCTGATGCGCCCCAAATATCTTTGGTGGTTGCCCCACCGCTAAACCTTTGTGATGCGTAGCCTAAAGTTATCTCACCAATACGGCTAGATTTCTTTACCTTTGAACCAGTAGCAATGCGACTAGCCACGGCACGACTTTGCAGACCGTTTGCGGTCTGAATAATTTCACCGCGCGCGTATTCCGCTAATGCGCCAGATTGTCGCTTAGCTTCTTCATTAGCCGCCTCTGGCAGATTCTTTAACGCCTTAAATACGGCTCTTAGCTCGGTTTGGTCTAGTGCAATTGGATCACTTGCCATTGCCGCTCCTAGCCTCTAAAACCTCAATCGCCGTAAGTATGTCCTCAGCGCTCTGCCAGTAAACCATCGGTATTTGCGTGGCTATCGCCAGCTCGACTATGAGTCGCCCGACGCTTCCTCGTTGATGGCTTTTGGGTCATCGTTGCCCACCTCTACGTCGCTGACTGATTCCATCCATGCCTCAAAAGGTTTGGTGGCCTTTGTGCCAGCATCGCGCTTGTAAGCTAGATGAGCTACGTACAAAATATCCCACATACCCCCAAACTGGGAAATGACTTTTTTGGTAGTCATCTCCCAGCGGGCGTAATCCGGTGGGCGTACTGTGTATGTAGTTTGTGACCCATCTTGATATTGAATTGTTATATTTTGTTGCATTTTTTTGCTCCCGATCTAGTAGTTTTTAGCTGAATGTCTCTGTTACTGATGCATTTGATACAAGGAATGTAAATGAGACGGTTTGTGCGTCGATACCGGAGCCGCCGACTGTTGGATATGACGGCTTGATTGGAAAGACAAACTGTGCGCCTGTTGCAGCGGTTAAGGTAACTGAAATGTCGGTATCTGGCGCGGTATCGCATGCTGTCCAAATAGCCTCACATACTGAGTTGGCTTTGCCCCAATCTGCCAGCATGTCGAGCTGAAATTCTGCCGTCGAATTAACCGTCTTATAGGCCTCGCCGTCAAGCGTCTGGTATACCTGACGATCTAAAACCTTTGTCAATACGGCGTTAGTGGCCTGAGCTTCGATGTCTGTTCCACCTGTGAACGACAAAGAAATATCACGACCGGTTATGACTACTGTTGCCATGTTTACTCCTTAGCTAGTTTGTGTGTAGTAGGTAGAGACTCGAATATCTGCAATAAGCAGCGTTGATGCCCCAACTTGTGTGACTGTTGGCCTTTCGACCGTGCTAACCACATACCCAGTAGGTATCACGGCTAGAACACTCATTATAAGTTGCTCGATATTGTCGAGCGATGCCGGATTACTGTTATATGCAACCGCGACGGATATTAAAAAATTTATCTTTGTATGCAATGTACTTTTGTTGATTGTCTCTAATTCAAGGTAAGGCGTATCCGGTACGACAACGACCGCCGGTGGAATTATTGATTCTGGCACGTATGCGTAGACATTGCCTGCAACGCCAGCAAGAGCGGTAGCTAGAGGCTGACGTACTTCGCTAAGGATCGTTGAAGCTGGCATTACTGGCACACAGTTTCTACGTCAAGGTAAGGCATAAGCAAAGTTGATACGCGATTAGTAAGGCTGCGACCCATGCGGTAAGGCGTAGCGGTAAAATCTAGCCCTTCAATCTGGCCACCGGCTGCAACGCGTGATTGAAATACCTCGACCGATACGGCCAAAATAGCTGATTCAATTGCGTCATTGCCTGTATAAATGTTAACGGCTGAATAGCCGGAAAGTGTGGCCGTACCAGTTGGGATGATTTCGCGCAAAGTCACGTCAGCGTTTGTGATCGCTGCGGTAAAGTAATAAGCGCCTGCTCTAACTACTGTGACTGTCGCGGAAAAGGGTGACGGTAGACCCGCGACAATAATGGATTGACCAGCGACAAAATGATGTTCGCGCTCGGTGTAGTAAAAGGCCTCATTGTTACTTAGCTTGTAAGCATTTACGGCAGATGTATTAGCCACCAGCATTGGCAGGATGACCGCCTCAGCCGTATTAATTATTTCGTTTAGATAACTGTCACTATATAAGGAAACGCTCACGCCCAACACGGTACGCAATTGTGATGCGGTAACTATGCTGGGCATGAGCGCTCCTTTCGTCCGACTGAGGTGGCGCGGGAGCGCACCACCCCATGATTAGGGTTTGTTAGGCCTTGTTATTCTTAAATGCGCCCGCTGCAATCTTTGTTGCCAGCGCACCAAATGAATAAACGCCAACTGTGATTGAGCCGTCTGCGGTTGACTCTGCTCGCAATTGATACTGTGTTGATTCGTACCATGTGTAAGCATCTGGGTTGACAATAAGGATTGTGCCATCTCCGTCGCCACCATTTGTAGGATCGACGTAAAGGTTAAGTCCTGCAACGTTGCCAGTCAGCGATGTTGGAAGCGCTGAGCCTGCTTGATTGCTTGGATTTGTAACCGCTGAGTAGATTGGTCGTCCGGCATCGTTCAAAGTCATTAAGTTTGACCATTGACCAGTTGAGACGATCATGTTTCGTGCAAATGGATTTGCAAGGCCAGCGGTTGCACCATAAACGCTTGCTGCGCCACGGCCAATGATTCCAAGCAATTCTGTTGCGGTTGGATATGTTGCAACTGTTGTGGCGTCGGTTGTTGATCCTGAAATCAATAAGCCATTAACGTAAGAGTTCTGAGCCTTAGCCATCGCTGCGACCATATTATTAAGCAATTCATTATAGAAAACAGGGCTTGTGCGTGTGAACAGTTCGACGCTAAATTTTTGCTGACCCGCAAATTTCTTGACGTCAACTGATACAAATGCTGCATTCTGATCTGTCTCTGAAAATGCTGCATCTTCCGCTGTTACGGCGACTGTTGGTGCCGCGGTAATCTTTGGAATCTCGAAAGTCATACCAGCGTCAGGCAATGTGCCACGGCTGATTGCATCGATTGATGGACGGATTGTTGTTGATAGGCCGTTGATAACCTCAGATAGCTGACGTGTTGGTACAAGACCAGCATTGTCAGTTGTATTGTCTGCGGCCAAAACGTACTGGCGGGCATCTTCGTCGCCTAGTGATGCCTTGATTTTGTTTTCAAGGTACTTGACCGCGGTCATTTCAATTCGTGGCTTCGATGTGAAACCGCCAATTGATGTGGCTGCTGCGGTGATTGACTGTGCGGCTTCTACCGTCTCGACGGCTTCCGCTTGTGTGACGGTGTTTTCCACGTCGTCTCCTTCTATGGTTGGGTTATCTGCATCCTGATTGTCTGCAGAATCTTCGTTTTCTTCTTCCTCTGTTGCTGCGACTGATTCGACGCGCGCGCTACGGATAGCCGGCTCTGACGTCAATGCAACGGCGGTTAGCTCGCCTTTAATGATGCGTACCGTGCCATCTTTGAGTGTTTCGTATTCGTCAAATGAAACTTCAACGCTAAAACCATCGCGTAGACCCTCAGCTGCTTCAACTAGAGCATCGTTGCCGGCGCTTGTCTGCGCAATCTTAAATGTGGCCGTAATTTCTGTGTCTGTCTGCTCCATCGATAAAGTTTTGCCGATGCGACGTGTGCGATCATGCTCAAGATTAAGCAATACAGATTTTGCATCGATGCTACCGGTAGCAAATTGCACTTTGCCGATTGATGCGTTGCCGGTTTCTTCAAACGCGACAATGCGGCCGCTGATTGTGCGCGATTCGCTATCGGTGGCGGTAATTGTCATAGGTGTAATAACTTTTTTCACAGTAGCATGTCCTCATCTTCGCGTATTTCCTCTACCGACATTGCGCCGATACGGTTAAGAATTTCGTACACTTGCGCCCGCTCTAATGGATTGCCACGCAAGAAATCGTCAACGTCAAATTTAACTTCCTGACCAGCTGGCACAAAGTCAGCAAAACTCATGCGCTGCTCAATCTGACTCATGTAATTTCTAAATGCAAAATCCACAAGATCGCGCCTCTTGTCTAATGCGTTGGAATATGTAAAAGTCGATTGCTGAGCATCTACGAAATAAGCCGGTAGGCCACACGCTCTTGCAAGCTCTAGCGCCACATAATTGCGCGCCTCGTTAAGCTGAATCGATTTAGGATCATAACCTAATGTCTCTAAAGTAACGTCAGCATTTAGAAATGCGGTCGACTTGCTTGCACGTGCGCTGCGCCATGATGACAATAACTTTGCAACGCGATCGGCTGGCAATGATGTGCCATTTGATTTTAAAACCATTTGTGGGATTGGCTCATTAGCAAAATTCATTGCTGCTTTTTCTAGCGCTGCGGCTGCTTTAATTGTCCGACCTGCGCGATAAAGTAAACCTTCACCATCGCCAGCAAATACAACCAAATTATTTGGATCTACAAATTTGCCGTCAACTTGATAACTTACAATTTCATAACCCATGCCGTCTGTCTGAATTGCAACCCGCTCCGGTGCAACGCGCTCCATTGCTCGGATTCTTCCTGTATCTGCGTATCTATCCATAACTAACGCATACGCGCTAGGATGCAGGATGAGGTCTGAAATAATCCAACTCCAAAATACGGAGCCGGCAATGCGTGGGTCAGGCTGATTAATAACTCTAGGTGACTGAACTTTTTCGCCAGTAGCTACATTGCGCACGTGCATTGGCAATGAAGCAATAGTCTGCAAAATTCCTATAGATCGTGAAACCGCTGGGATGCTTACCGCTTCTGCGCGGGTAGCCTGCATAATTCCTGCAAAGAAAAATGGCGACGTCTCTGTGTAATAAGGCGCGATAGATGCTTCAACGTCAATAGCTGCCTCGGATGCGGCTACCTTAGGAAATAACGCGTCGATGATACCCATGCCGTAAATTTTACGGCGCGTGTACCACTTACCCGACCATAATGTCCAGGTCTGTCTCTGGGCGTGTCGCAAAGTGTGTAACGAGCGCCGTGGCGACGCTGGCACATACCGCGGTGGAGCTGGCGCGCCTACCAATGACCCAACCGCCATCGCCTCGACGTAATTGCACCGCCGATAGCATTTGTGCCGTCAATTCTGGGTTTGGCTTGTAATGCAGGCGACCGCTATTGATTGCGCCCAGCATTTCATCGCAAGCCTGTGGATATGACGCATCCATGTCAAAAATCGGAATGCCGGCAGGTGCAAGGCGCGAGGCTACCGCCCCAGCCGTACGCCGTGAGTAAAGTACGTATTCAATAGGAAATTTGCGGGCATAAACGGCTAGGTCGTTGGCAATTGCCTTGTCGTCTAGTTGAAGCGCGTTTTCCCATGTGTGCAGGAGCTTTACGCCAAAAGTTTCTTCGCCTAGCTTTTGAGCGCCGACCAACGCGGCAAATTTACGATCGGGTGATAAATCAATCCCCAGCCATGTCAGTTTTTCTTCATCTAGGTCGAATTCACTATCACTACACGCCGCCCACTTTGAGGAATCGACGCAACTCTGAATCGACTGTACCCAACGGCATAAAACCTCAGTCTGTACAACGTCGGGTGGATCGTTGAACACGGCTCGGATATTGTCAGGGTGGATGCTGATTCCCAGCGCCGGATTAGCATAAGCCGCATTTTCTATGGTCACTTCATCGCTAGGAGCCGACCACTCAAAATAGCCAATGTCATCTTGAGCGCCACCGATGGATTGCATGGCTCTTTGCCTAAATTGATTAAGCACAATGCTCGACGCATCGCCGGCATTTGTGTAGCTGATAATCATGGGATTTTTAGCCGCCATAAGGGTATAGCGCAACGACGCAAATGACTCAAGGTCGGTCATTTCGCGCAATTCGTCTAGGTGGATGGTCTCCGGCTTGCTTACGCCACGCGCTGCCGACCCGCCAGCCTTGATAATAAACCGTGTGCCTAAATTGGTTTCGATTTCTTCCGATCCATGAGACCAACGGA